CTTCAAGAGTGGGGATTCCTTGGGATTAATTTTGCAAACAGTCTTAATTTTTCATTTTTTGAAGGGGCAGTAAGATTAACTGGACCACTACTATTTAACAGCCTTTCATACTATCAGTCTACTAATCTACAAGAAGTTCAGAACATAGCAGAAAGACCTTGGTTTAGAGTTAAGGTTTTGGGGTCTTCGCCCCTTGACTGGGAGTTCTGGGATAGTCCATCTTTTAACTGGAATAAGGTTCTTGTCTTATCAGAAACAAGTTATTATGGTGTAAACCCTTCAGATGTTTATAAGAGTTATACGGGCACAAACAAAATTATTGTAGATGATGATAGACCAGTTCGTTTTGAAGAGTATGCATATACTATATTTACTGACGTAAAATGGAGTCAGTTCGTAGAGACCCCAGCCTAATATGGTATACTTGTAGTTATGGATTCCCTTATAGACCCAAAAACTGGTCAACCAATTGTAAAAAACGTTAGACGTCAGGTCATTGAAAAGAACTATGACTGGGGCCTTTATGTGTATAAGAAAGCAAATGGTAAATGGTTTACAGATGGAAACGGTTCTGTACTCAATATACCTTCAGATAAAAACGACTTTACTAGAATGGCAGAACTAAAAAAGACTGCAATGCATTACGGAGATCCAGGAGATGGTACATGCGTATTTGTTCCAGGGCTAACAAGAGTTTCAGAAGAAGAATATTCTGAGCAAGTTGATCGTATGAAGTCTGGACTTATACCAAACCTAAACGACCTTGGAGCAGTACAAGCAGCAAAAGATACAATTGCTAAGTATGGGGATGAGGAATAATTATGGAAGACAACGATTATGAGATTAGTGCAAGGATTGATGAATCAATAAAGAAAGATGATACTTTTTCAAAGTCAGATCCATTTAACGGAAATTGGGATTCATTAAAATCTCTTGACGGACTAGAAGCAAACTTTAAAAGACGTATAAGCAGATCTTCAACAAAGATGGTTGAACCAACAACTCAATACACAACTGCAGCACTTGCTGGAAAAAGCGGTATTGATGGAGCACAATCAAAAGAAATAAACCCAGGACTAGTATATATAAACGGCTATGGAATGTTTGATGTAATCACCCCACCATGGAACTTGTATGAGTTGGCAAACTATTACGACACATCTTTTGCAAACCACGCAGCCATTGATGCTAAGGTAGAGAACATCGTTGGTCTAGGTTATGAGTTTAAGGTTTCTCAAAGAACAATGATGAGACTTGAATCATCAGAAGATAATAGCGCAACGCAAAAAGCAAGAAAAAGAATTGAACGAGCAAAAATTGAAATGCGTGATTGGATAGAGTCTCTTAACGATGACGATTCATTTACAGCAACAATGGAAAAAGTTTACACAGACCTACAGTCAACTGGAAACGGATACTTAGAAATAGGAAGAACTACTCGTGGAGAGATTGGATATGTTGGACATATCCCATCAACAACAATGAGAGTTAGAAGAATCAAAGATGGCTATGTTCAGATTATTGGAAACAAGATTGTTTACTTCCGTAACTTTGGAGCAAAAAATCAGAATCCACTAACTACAGATGCTAGACCAAATGAAATTATTCACTTTAAGCAGTACTCGCCTCTTAACACATTCTATGGAGTGCCAGACATTATGTCGGCAATTAACTCATTGCATGGAGACTCACTTGCTTCACAATACAATATTGATTACTTTGCAAATAAAGCAGTACCAAGATACGTTGTAACCCTAAAGGGTGCAAAACTTTCTGGAGACGCAGAAGATAAGATGTTTAGATTCTTACAGACAAATCTCAGAGGGCAGTCACATAGAACTCTATATATTCCATTACCAGGAGATAGCGAAAACAATAAGGTAGAGTTTAAAATGGATCCCATTGAAGACGGTATACAAGATGGCTCCTTTAAAGAGTATCGTAAACAAAACCGTGATGACATTCTGGTAGCACATCAAGTTCCATTGTCTAAACTTGGAGGTGGCGATTCTGGATCTATTGCAGCAGCACTTGCACAGGATCGCACCTTTAAAGAGCAGGTAGCAAGACCAGCACAAAGACAAATTGAAAAAATGATCAACAAGATTGTCCGTGAAAAAACCGATATTCTTGAGTTTGTTTTTAATGAATTAACCTTAACAGATGAAATTGCACAGTCTCAAATTCTTGAAAGATATGTTAAGAATCAAATTATGACTCCAAACGAGGCAAGAGTTCTTTTGGATATGCCACAAAGAGAAGGTGGCGACGAGGTCTTAGATCTTAAAGCAACTGCAGCAGCAGAAGCAACAACTACAAGAGCCAGAGACTCTGCAAGAACAAATAATAATTCAGACAGCACTTCAACAGTTGCTGGAAGAGCCCCAAAAGGAGAGGGAAGAAAAACTCCTTAATGTCCCATATGTCCATATTGTGATATATGTGTAAAAAAGGGCGTATAATATAATGGTGAGCAATATATCCAAAGCCCATTGGAATACTGATGGGAATAATCTTCGTCTTTCTATGCCCCTTACCAAAGTGGACAAAGAGCGTAGAGTCGTTTCTGGGTTTGCATAGTTAGACAAAGTAGATAAGCAAGCTGACATTGTAACAGCAGAAGCATCAATGGATGCCTTTGCAAAATTCCGAGGGAACATCAGAGAAATGCATCAGCCACTAGCAGTAGGCAAGATGGTTTCATTCAAAGCAGATAAATATTTTGATCCAGACTCAAAGAAGTTTTATAACGGTGTATTCGTATCAGCATATGTTTCAAAGGGTGCACAAGATACTTGGGAAAAGGTTCTAGATGGAACACTAACTGGTTTTTCTATTGGTGGACGTATGAACAAATGGGACGATGGGTTTGACGAGAAATCAGACAAAGCAATTAGAATTATTAAGCAATACGATTTGATTGAGTTGAGTCTTGTAGATTCCCCAGCAAATCAGTTTGCAAACATTGTATCTGTTGAAAAAGTTGACGGAGTAGATGTTGTTAAGGGTGACGAAACAGTTTTAGAAAATGTTTTTTATGACAAGGAATCAGGCATTGTTATGGTTTCAGAAAATGAATCAGAGTTAAGTCCAACTACTGGTGAGCAAATGGCAAATATAGGTTTCGTTGAAAAAACGGATAATGAAAAAACAGACATGATAAAATTCTTAGTTGATAGTGCTAAAGGCATTAATACTTCTAAGATTAACAAGGAGGTACAACCTATGACAAAATCAAAAACACAAGTTGAAAAGACAGACGTAATTGAAGATGTTGTGGTCGCTCCAGAGGCAGTTGCAGAAGTTACTGAAGAAATTGCCAAGGCAGAAGAGGTTGAGACAACAGATGTTGTTAAGACTGATGATGTTGTAGCAGAAGAGATTGCTAAAGCAGAAGATGCTGAAGCAGTTGAAACAGTAACAGAAGCAGTTGTAGAAGTATCTAAGTCAGAAGAGGTAATTGCAGACGCAGTTACTGAAATGAAAAATACTCTAGAATCAGCCTTTAGCGATCTAGTGTCAACAGTAAAGTCTTTGCAGGCAGAAGTAGAACTTCTTAAGTCTTCAAAGGTCGATGTTGATACAGCAAAAGATTCATTTGCAGCAGTTGCAAAAGATATTGCAGCAGTATCAAATGAATTTAACGAATTTGGAAAACGAGTAGACGCTGTGGAAGCAGACACCGCATTCCGAAAGTCTGGAGATATCGGCGATATCTTTCAGTCTCAACCTGAAATGGTTGAAAAATCCCTATGGGGCGGTAGTTTCCTCAAAACAGCCGATCTATTCAAATGAACAAATCACTAGGAGGTGACAATATGTCAGAAGAAATAATCAAAAACCAGCCAGGCGCAGGTTCAGATCTAGGTGGAACAGCACCAGGACTTTACCAGGGCCAAGGTGCTTTCGCATCAGGTGGAATTGGTGGAGTAGCAAACCCAGGTGCAGATACACTTGGAAATATTCCAACAGCAACTCTTGGATCTACAAGCGGAGCAAACGCTGTTAACCCTAGTGGTTCAGCGGCTTCTGGAATTTTGCGCCCCGA